CCTAAAAATTGTTATTCTTTGAACAATTTTCTGATTTACTTAAAATTTGTAAATTCCAAGGTACATGTAATCCTGAAACAGTTTTACCTTTGAGCGGAACAATATGATCAACTTCATATTTGCCACCTAAAGTTTTCATAAAACGATCAGTAGAAGTTACCGCCGCCGATTTCGTTGAGGTTTTTATCCGGACCAACTTTAGGTGATTTAGCCATTTTGTTTTGATTCAAAACTGCATTGTTAGCACGCTTGGAGCCAGAGTTGCCTTTGTCGATAGTTGTTTCACCAGGACCACCAGCGTAGCCAGGGGTACCAGTCATTTTGTATGCTTTGCGGAAGCCTAATTGGTCTTCAGCTGATTTTTTAGTTGCCATTATTGTCCTTCAGTGGGTTGTTGTGGTTGTTGAGCTTGTTGCTCTTGCATTTGGGCCATCTGCTGTTCGTGCATCTGCTGGGCTTGTGCCAAACCCTGTTGGTGTTGCTGGTCCTGTTGCTGCATTTCCATTGCATGCTGCTGTTGGGCCTGTGCTAAACCTTGTTGATGCTGTTGAGCGGCTTGTTGTGCCTCAATTTGTTGTTGAACCTGTTGTGCTTGTTGCTCAAACGCTTGTTGCTGTACTGCCAATCCATGTTGGCGGATATCAGCATTGGCGGCGTTGATTGCTTCCAAGGCGGATTGATCTTGTTCGGCTTCTAACTGGGTCTGTAATTGATCCATTTGGGAGCCGGTTGTGATCATAGCAACACGCTCTTTTGCAGCGTTATTGATGTTAGCCATTGCAATATCTGTGGCATTGCGTTGGTTATCAATGTTAGTCTGTGTGCTGTATTTAGCTTGCAACTCTTGAACTTTTTGCTGCAATTCTGCAATTTTGATTTGGTAATCTTGTTGCATAGATTGAGTATCGAGCTGCATCTTAGCCTGAGCCTCTTGCAGCTTACGTTGAGTCTCAGCAGTCTGAGTCTTAACGATTGCCGCAGCTGTTGGGTCAGACATGAGCATAGTCTGCTGCTGTTGTTGCTGAGCTTGAGCAACTTTTTGAGCCAACCCATTAATTTGCTGTAGGAATGGTCCAATAGTTTGTTGCGCATCTTGGCCAACCAACTGGGAAGCAAGTGCCAATGCTTGTTGTGCTTCTTGATCCAATGGCAACTCTTGGTGTAGCTTGAGTACATCTTCACCTCCAGACGCTTTGGCAACATAAGAACGCATCGATTGCAGATAGTGCAGCGTTAAGTGTTGCTTAATGTGCTCTAAAGCATGTGGTGCGAATGCTGGGCCAATTAATGGGTTACCACCGTACGCAGGGTTCATTGCATACTCTAAGTGAATCTTAAGGTGTGCAATGTGGTCCTGGTCGGGGTAGGCGGCAGCGGGTCGTCCCATCGTCATAGAGACATTCTCTAAGGCCGGATTGGATTCGTTGGCGCCTTGTGGGTTTGGCAGTACTTCTTCGAGCTCAGGAATTTTTAATTGCTTGAGTACGCGCTTATAAACTGCACGCATGTCAAACATTCCTGGAGGCGCGGTGCCTGCCATTTGTAGGAGGGCTTGATTCTGAGCAAGACGTTGTGTCTCAGAAAAAATGTTGGGGTCAGATACGGGACGAACGTCTGAGTTGTACGCAAAGTCACGTACCTCAATTTCTTCGCCAGACAAGTTGTCCATCTCTTGCAAGTACCAATGATTGATACGGGAGATGATGGCCAGTGATTTTTCTTGGCTGCGGTGCAAGCGAGAATGAATGCTAGAGAACACTTTAGCACCCTGCTCGATCAGAGCTTGGGTTGTACCAACAGGCATCTGGCTGTTAGCGTCAGCAATCTTCTCTTCAGCTGTGGTAACAACGCCTTTGGCTGCTTGAGTTAACCAACCTAACAAGTCGTACAATACGCTTGATGGTGGGTTAAATGGCATTGGCATCGCAACCTGACGAATGTCAGTTACGCCAGCACCAGCTTCTACTTCGACTACTTGAGTTGGTTCAATTCGATCAGATTGTCCAGACACTCTTCCAGTTTTGAGTTTAAGTAACGTCTGGCTGTTGTTGATATGAGCAGCGTCAAGCAGAGCACGTAAAGCACCAGTGAGAGCAGCAGAGAGGCCGCCAATAAGATGGGGGAGGCCAATAGCATAAGCACCACGCCAAGGGATGAACTTGAACTCAACAATCCAGTCCAGTTTTTCGCGTTTTTCATCATTTGCATCCCAGTTGCGGTATAGTGCTAATACTTTGCTTGTTGTCTCATCGATGGTGAGGATATACGGTGCACGTTTACCTTCTGTTTCTGGATCATCGTCCAGTCGCATATAGCAAGTGATTTCGTAGATTCTACGCAGTTCATCAATATTCTTTTGAGGTAAGTCTTTACCTTCAATCTTATTATTGGCTTTTTCCGATTGCGTCATGTCGTTAATCGGAGCATCGGACGTGTAATCTAAATTATCTAGGTCACGATACAGGCCAGCATCAATACGCTTTAAATACTCGTCGCCTGTAATGTCTTGTTGCTCTGTGACACGTTGCGCGGTGTAGAAGTTTGTTGATGAGTAAGGTAGGATGATGTTGTCAATTGGAATCCACTCGCATGTTGGGCGAGCTTGTTCTTCGTCGTACATCCACTTAAGGTACTGAGATCCGCCAAGGGGTAACTGTGTAAACAGTTGCTCCATCTCATCGCGGAACTCTGGAATTTGTTGGGTTAATTGCCAGTTAAGAAAGTTGACTTTTCGGTCTGCTGTTTCTTCTTTGGTTTTATCGTCGTTGCCCTTGATGTTGGATTTGACGATGCCATCTGGTGGTAATAACTCTTTGGCAGCGGAAGCTGCGAAGTCAACGCAAGCCTCGGCCATGACGGGATGAACAACTTTAGAAGCACCATCGAAAGTAGCACCACCAGGAGCGTCCTTACCAAGGCCCGTCCTACGAAGTCCTTCTTCATATTGTTTGTCTCTTTGCTTGCGAGCCTCTTTGTCTACATCGATATAGTCGAGGTATTCAATGGCTAATGAGTTTAATGTCTGCTCATCAAACACTTCTGCAAGGTTTGCGTAGAACTCTGGGTTTTTAAGTGGGCTAGATTTTTCGACGTAGTTAACCACAACCGAACCATCGTCCAGTTCTATCAGCTCTTGCTCTACTTCATCAGGTTCTAATCCAAGTATGTCTTCATACTCTTCCATCTCAGCATCTTGCTGCTTTGCATCTGCAATCTCGTCCTCGCGGTCGAGACTGGGCAAATTGCCGCCAGCTTGGATAGGTAATGATGGTTGTGCCATAGATTATTTGATTTGGAATTTGGTGGGCGTGAAATATGCCCTTATTTTAACTAATACGCTATTTGACCCTAATCCGCCCTTATTGGGCGTAGGGGTTGGCAAAACGTTTGCGGGAGTCATCGTCAGCATAGTCATAATCCCGCGCTGGGAGATAGTCTAGCTGCAGCCAACCGTCGTCTCGTAGGATTCGGAGCGCTTGTGATAGGGAGTCCACATAGTCATCGTGGCCGCCCATTTCTGGGAATGAGCAAACTTGGCGCAGAAAACGTTTGGCCCAATCAGCAAAGTCACCGCGCTTTACTAGATCTTCAGGAATAAACACTTTTCCTTTAGCTACAAGGGGCGCTATAATGTTCAATCGTTGGACTTTGTCCGCCCTACCGGGGTTGTATCCTTGTACAGGCACTCCCGCGCCCCTGAGCTCTTGGATAAGGCTAATACCCGCCGATTTGTCTTCCATGAGGATGAGGTCTGCTTTTTTACCTTTAGCAAACTCATTATCTGCACCATAAACGACTTCTTTAAAATCATTTACTACTTTGCGGCGTAATTCTGGGTAAGAAAGATGGTTATCCCAAGCATCAAGCAAGATTGCACAAGTGCCGCCGTCTTCTTGCTCAAAGATTCCCCACACAGTGCATGCGGTGGGGTCGTTGTGGGTTTTTTCTGAGGTGGCTGGGTCGTATGAAGCTAAGACGTATTCTAGCTCTGGTGTTGGTTTATCCGCCGGCCACATTTTAAACTGCTTACGTTTGATAATACCAGCGGACTCTGGGTCCAGAATCTCACCGTAAATCTCTTGGCGACCAATGTCGGTGCCATCATACGTTTCTAGCTGTTTAAAAAATGTCTCGGAGAGGTTCTCCCGATTGTCATACGAGGACGCGTTGACCATGTAGACGTCGCCACCGACTTTACCTTCGGCGAGGTCGACAATGAGCTCGCGTGGCTTGGGGGTGGTGGTGATGATCTGCTGGACGCGGGGTATTCTAGGATCTTTAAGTCGTAGGGTGAACTGTACGCCATCGTATGCGTCGTCAAGATAGTCGAATGCACAGAGCTCGTCAAACCAAGCTCCGTGATATTGTTTACCGCGGTAACGTTCTGGCTCTGAGGCTGGAATCCCCTGAATGATTGATCCGTTGATGAGGGTAATCTCAAAGAGGGACTTGTTGTAATCTCGTATAAGGCTCTTG